GCCGTAAGAGGCTATAGAGTCGCTATCAGAGGTGCTGTAGGTCGAACCATAGGCTGTGGAGTAGCGATAGATAAGGCTGTTGCGGATGCGGGCAATCTGAGTCTGAGATTGGATACTGCTAGGAGTTGCATAGGCTCCATCAAGGTTGGTAAAGCCATTAGCTGCAAGGTAGTTAGATCGATGGTCGGCATCGTCATAGGACACATCGCCATCTTTCTCCTCATACACAGTTCCAAGTGCGCTGGTAGCAATCTGGTCTGCAAGAGTCTGAGACTTAGCAGAAGCACTAGCTGCAAGTGCAATCATGGTGTAGAAGCCTGCGTCAATAGTGCCAATGTATGTCTCTGCTTCAGCCCATGTAACAGTCGGTGGGTATGTATCCCAAGTCACAGTAGGGGTTACTTCAGCCCAAGTAAGGTTAAGAGCTGCACCAAGAATGGCTGCAATCTGTGCGCCATCTAAGCCTTCTGCTAGGGCAGTGTTATACACAGCCTTAGTCAGTTTAGCTAGTGATCCAATGCCTAGGATTGTGCCAGTTGTAATAAAGCCAGCTTCATCTGGACTTCTAACCCCGATACTAAAGTCAGATACTTCTCCACCAAATACAGTGACATAAGTACCGCTAGTGTTCTTTACTTCTAAAGTTATTGACTCAGTTACATTGATTGTAAAATCTGCACCAGTAGTGTTAATAATCTGTACTTGGCAGTAACCAGCAGTAGCTTGTCTATCAATGTCTAAGCGACCAGATGCAAAAGAAACAGAGGTAACAGTTGTATAGACATCATCACCTACAGTAATTCGCCATTCTGGAAGCCATGCCATTAGCGAAGCCTTAGAGTGCCACGATCAACTGCGCCTTGCAGATACTGGTCAAGAGCTTCAGCAATTGCGTTAGGGTCTCCCACACCGGCCTGAATAGTTATGTTAAAGCTGTTAAGGCTACTTTTGGCAAATGCTGCTGCATCTGCTGCATTCTGTGCATCTAGCAAGTCAGCCATTGCATTAGCGCGAGCTGTAGCAGCAGCAGCAAACTCATCAATAGCTGCCATAGATACACCGCTAGTAGGAATCTTAGGTACAAAATCACCAATAGGAATACCAGAAGGACTAACTCCGCCTGTACTCGTACCAACACCAGTTATCTTGGCCTGACCAGTCATGCTACTCATAGCGTTTAATTTAGCAATAGCTGCATCTAGATTGGCAAGATTGATTAAGTCCTTGGGTACGATTTTATCCAAGATAGACTTAATATCAGCCAGTTTAATGTCTTGCTTTTGCAGGGTTCCTAGGATTTTAAGATCTTCATTTAATTGTTTAGTAGCAGCAATGATGCGAGCTTCATCCTTAGAAGCAATAGCATCTTCAAGGTTGGCAATATCCTGCTTAATCTTTAAGCGAGCCATATCATTGGTAATAGCAAGAAGTTGAGCAGTGCTAGTTACCTTGCCTAATTGTTCTGCTTGATTGATTTGGGCTGCGTTGAGTTGGATAGCATCCATATCAAAAACATCTGTGGCTTTGCCAAGTGCAAGATTAGCCTTGTCAATAACACCTTGAAGTTTCTTAGCTGTGTTCTGTTTATTAAGCAGAGCAAGTCTTTCTTTCTCTCTGCGTAATGCATCTTTCTCCATTTTAGCCAGAAGTTCTTGTTGCTTCTTTTCAGTGAGAGTAAGTTTGGCTTCTTCCTTTTTAAGTGGAGATACAACATTTGCCCCTACTTGCTTGCCTACAAAGCCAAAGAAAATGTCTTTACCTAATTTTTTTAGATTTTGCGCAAGAGTAGGAATCGCTCCAACACTAGTTCCTGCTGCAAGTGTTACTTTGTTAAATAACCCAGCCATCGTTTCTAAGAAAATAACTGCATCGCTTGCTTCTGTTCCGCCAGCTGCTCGGGATAAGGCATCAACAAACCCTTCACCAATAAGTTCAGAAGCCTTTCCTGTTGCAGTGCTTAAGACATCCATTTTGTAAGAAGTTGTAGTAAGGTAATCTTCTGCTGCTCCAGCTGATTTCTTTAAGATAACTGACAAAATCTCATTGAATGACATTGTCGTAAGTTCAGCCCTTGTCAAACCTGAGTTGTATTTGACTAGACCTCGAGTAACTCCAACATAACCCTTACCCAAATCCTGTGTGACTGTGGCTAGATCAATGCCAGAGGCTCGGCTAATAGTAATTGCATCATTAAGGAGTTTCTGAGATTGGGTCAATGAGCCAGTAGTGGTAAGCAAACCTTGAAACGCTGGACGGAGAATGTCGTCCGCAATTGCCGCTGAGGTTTCTAATTTGTCAATGTAGTCAGCAATGGCAGGATTAGCAAAGCCAATGCCTAGATTCTCTACTGCTCGGTTAAGTCTAAGGGCTGCTGCTTCATCGGCTGCAAAGGCTTTTACTGCTGTCTTGCTAAATTGGACTAATGCCGTTGCGCCAAATGCGATTCCAAATGTGCCTGCAAGTTTCTTGACATTGCTATTAAGTTTTCCTACAGCAGTATCGGCTTGCTTAAAGGCTTTATTGCCAGTGTATTCAGCTGCTAAGTTAATGACTACTGATGGATCAACTGCCATTATTTAGGTCTCATTTCTGCATAAAACTTTACTTTAGAGTTTTCGATAGCCTTAATAATTGCTGCGTTTGTCTTACCGCCATCTTCAGCCCATGCGCGAAAGATTGCGCGACCCTTCATCTTGCGCGACCTGCGACCAGCACCAGTCTGATTATTGGCATCTACTATTTGGCCATATTGATTCATGGCATCAATAAATTGCGCCCCTGCTTGAGGATTATTGCTTTTAGATTGATTCTTATTACCAGAGCGAATCATCTTGCCATAATTGGCTTGGCTCTCACGCACAACTCTAGCCATAGGAGCCTGCTCGCGACCATTAGGATTCTTGCGACCAGCAGTCTCATAAATTGCACCAGCAGCGGAAGCATTAACAACACGCGCTAATGCTCTAAAGCCTTGCTTATTAGGTCTAGATGGTGTGGTCTTATATCCGATACCGCGCTTGGCTTTTCCTGTACTCCAAATACGATCACTGCCCCAAGCAGTTGAACTACTTCTAGCCCATCCACTCAGAGGAGCCTGTGAAGGGATGAAGCCTCTAGCCTTATTAGTAATTGGCTTAAGAAGATTGCCTAACTCTTTTTGAGTTTCTTTAGCTAAGTCTGGAGCAAAATCTTTAAGAGCCTTACGGAGTGCGATTGCGCCCTTTACTTCTGTTGGCATCGCTTATCTCCTTTGCTTCATCTTTGAGACCCTTCAACAAGGCTTGAAGCATTATTGGGTCTAAATCTAGTAACTGCTGTGGCGCGATTCCCAACCTAATGCTCAAGCGAGCTATTAGATAGGTGAATGGATAATCGCGCTTTAAGCTAAAGGGTCTGAGTCTAATACCTCAACACTCTTAAGTGTTTCGATAAACTCAATCCCAAAAGGCTTGACAGTTTCACCTGACCTGCGTGTGACTTCCCATGCTAACCAATAGACCGAAGTCTGCATCTCGTCTTCACGAAAGGCACGATGAAACCCTTTTTTAGCGTACATCTCGAATGAGTACTCCACTGCTGGAGTAATCTCACCTTCGATAACGCTTCCATCATTTCTTACAATCTTAAGTCTTGCCATGATTAGCCCCTTTGTTTAGTTGGTTATGCCCAAGTACCAGTAGATGCGTAAGAAGTCTTGCTATTGCATGTAAATGTAATATCAATCATTCCTTCATCTCCAACTGCACCATTGATGTCAGTTAGGTTATCTACCAAGATTGTACCTGAGTATAGAAGGTTTGTTGCTGATACAGCAGCAGATGAATCTTGAATTGCTTGGAAAGCAACTGTAGTTCCGAATGCAGCTTGCAGTGTTGGTAGAACGCTTGCTGCAGCTGTGTCATTCAAGAATGAAACAGTAATCGTATCTGAGGACAGCCCAGTAACAAACTTATTGGATGTATCACCCATTGCCGTTACAGAAATCTGGTCTAAGACTCGATTAAGAGTGAATGCAGTAACATGATCAGAAAGATTGACTGTGGCAATCTTAAATCCGACCTTATTGTTTAAGAAAATTGCCATTGATTATTCCTCATCTTTCTTGGTTGATACTGGCTTTGGTGCTGGTTCGCTGACTTGACCAATCTTTTTCAAGAAGGCCAAATCCTCTGGTGTTAGTGACATGTTAGCTCCAACTTGAACATAGGATTGATACGGACATCTCGCAGCTGAGAAGGTCTCCCGAAGCAGCATTGAGAACGCTAGGTGCGCTTATTGCGCCTACATTATAGGTCAAAGAAGATGCAGCGAGTTTGTTAAACACTCCAACTACAAAATCTTCTATCCCGTTAAGGT